GTCACGCGGCGAATTGGTGTCCCGTCTTGCGTTCGTGTTCACATTCATCATCCTCGTATGTCCGTGGAATAGTTGCAAAGTGACCCGTCCCTACGCCGTCGCGGAACCGGCGTCAAGGCGACAAAGAGGCCGCCTACCCACCCGCAGATGTCACTCGTCGATCAGGTCTTCCCGGCCACGGGCGATGAGCTCGGCCCGCACCGCTTCCTTCAATTTCGCCGGGGTCTGATGGAAGGCCCGGCGGCCATCCACGATTGCGTCAGCCCAGAACTTCACCATGATGATTGTCCTCCTTATTCAATGATCAGGTCTTCGCAGCCGGAATCCACGAGGATTTCCCGCACCGCAGCCTTCAGCTTGGCAGGAACCTGAGAGAAGGTCTTTTTGCCATTGATGATCTGAATCGCCCACAGCATAGCCAGCATGGTCACGCCCTCCTTTCCGTAAATGATGGTATAAATAAGCGAGATTATCTTATTCACCATAGATAATCTCGCTCATTTCAAGGATGCACTCGGTCAGCATGTCGATCTGGCCTTCCATGTCCTTGACCTGCTGCTCCTGCGTTGTAAGCTGCCGCAGGTTGAACAGCCAGCCCTCCGGCCAGTGGATGATGCCGTCGCAGATGGCGTTCTCCATCGTCGTCTCGGTGGTATCACCGGCGTCGTCGGTCTCGACGATGGTGACGGATTTCAGTGCCTCTGCAGAGAAGTCTTCTACTGTGACCTCGGTCTGGCTGACAAACATGCTGCCATTCATGGTCAGGTCGTCAAGTTGCTTTCCATCGTTCAGAGTGATCGTATACTTGCTCATAAGCGTCCCTCCCGTAAATTGATAATACTGTGAGTTCTATTGTGCGTAGCTGCTGATAGCTCATGCAATCCCGGCGGGCGCACAGCCAACTCCTTACCATGCCGGTCACGTCGTCGAGTGAAACCTTGTCGCTCTCGATCTTGCCTTTCAGCTTGCGGATACGGCGTTTAATCCGTGTGACGGATTTCGGTTTCAACTTCATGCTCACGGTGCCGTCGTCGTGAAGGCACACCTTGCGCTGCAACCAGATGAATCCTTTGTCAATGCGGGCGATGCAGGTCTTCCGAGTATTGGTGTACATTCCAAGCTTGTCCGCTTCTGCGTCGATAGCAGCGCCGCGTTCACGGAGCCGGTCGATGTCCTTGTCTATGTCCGCAGAATCGTCCATGTATCGCTCGTATGTCTTGCTGCCAAGCACGGTCTTGGCGAGGCTGTCCACCCTATAAGGGTAGACGATGCCAGCCGTCTGCGAAAACTGATCGCCCACGTTCATACCCTTATCCAGCTTCTTCTTTCCGGTCTTTGGGTAATTCGCAGCGCGATAGGCTACGCGGTCGAATTTGACCTCCATACAGTGAGAGAACTCTTCATCTGTCATGTAGCTGACATCAAGCCGACTTTCCTTCAGAAGGAGATCAACCAGTTTCAGCGAGAGTGTGTCGTCAGTGAATCGCCGGATGATCTCGCGCATCTTGTCATGTCTGATGTTGTCGTAATACTTGGATTGATCTTTCAGCCGGATGTAACCGACATTCGTTCCCTCACGCTGGTAGTAGCGTTTCAGATGACAAACCATTCGCTTCCGAGCAAAGTCAACGCCTCTGTCTTTGAGACTGGCGGCGTTGTCGTAGATCAGGTGTGGCCGGATGGCCGGGAGCAGCACCGCGTCGTTGAGTGCGTGGCTCACAACCCTGTCGTCCACGACCTGGCCGCAGATGGGTCTCATGCGGCCTCGCTCGTTCAGCATGAATTCAAATCCTGGCTGCGGATGGTATGGATTCGGCAATCCGTGCTCGAGGCGGTATAGTCCATCCTGCATCACCGTGATACGAGAAAGCCTGTACCACCAGAATTTCTGGACGCTCTCCTTCCATGCCGTTCCTTTTCGTGCCCGTACCGCCGCATCCCATAACGTATTGGCGTCTGAGACGGTGCTGTAAGCTCTCGGGGTTCCGAGACAGTCCCATTCGTAGGCGATTCGCTGCGTGTCTGGCAGACTATCCCACGATAAGGTGTCCCTGTTAAATACACTCACTGTAAAAATCCTCACCCTTCCTGTCAGCGGCCATAGCCGGACGATGGGGTTACATGCTCTATTCGCTGGATTGCTCCAGGCTGGATGAATCTTCCTTTCCTTCGCTCTCTGCCTCAATTACTACAGGCAGGGCAAGCGGACGGAAATCGGGCGGACGCCATTCGAGTTCGACGCGCTGTTGTTGTTGGCGTTGCCGTTGTTGTTGACATTCGCCGCGTTGGTCGCGGAATTGACGGAGCGAAGCCACCAGTTGGCACGTACAAGATTCACCCGTGGACGTGGTTATGTGTTCGGCGTTTCCCTGTCCTTCTTGTCCAGTTCGCGCCGTTCCACGCTGTTCAAAAAGGCGTGGTAGATGCCCTTGAGCAATTCGCCATCCGGGCTGTCTACCACGCACTTTTGCAGGAATTTGAGCCAGCGCTTCGCATCGGTTTCCCGGATGGCCCGCCGCATTTCGTTGTCGCTCTTGCGCCATGCTTTCAGCAGTGCAATTTGAGACGCGATCTCCGGCTCGATGTGTGTCATCCAGTTCTTGTCGATTGGCAGCGTGTCCATGATGTCCTGCAAGTCGATACGCATATCTTCGCATGCGGCAATAGCCCTGTCCTGATGGATTCGCCGTTCGTCTGCCTCTGCCATACTGGACGGGCGCTTGATGCTGTTTGCCGCGCTGATGCCGTGCATCATCCGACGGATGTCGTCGTCCACGGCTTTCCGAGCGTCCATCAGGAAGTGCTTGTCCAACCATTCCAGCTTTTTCAGCCGTGCTTCTTCCTGCTGCTTCCAGCGTTCCCGGCTCTTTTCGCTCCATTGATCGAAGTTCCGGGGCGGCTTGCTTTCGCGCGCCTTATAGCCAAAGTTTCGCAGGATGCTCAATTCGCGCAGCTTGTTCTTCAGCACGACGGCATGGTCCAAAACCTCAAATCGGCTTTCGCCTCTGTCGGCCTTGTGGACTTGGCTCATGAGATTGCCTCCATTCTGGCGGGATGTTGTTCGTTCTTCATTCCCGCCACAGGCGGGTGGATTATGCGATCAAGGAAAGCGGGCGGACGCCACGCGAGGTCGACGCGCTGTTGTAGTTGGCGTGGCCGTGGTAGTTGACAAGCGCCGCGTTGGGCGCGGAATTGACGGAGCGAAGCCACCAGGTGGCACGGATGTTGCAGAAATCGGGACGCAGGCGGAAGATCGAGAGCTGCCTCTTATTGATGCCGATCTCATATCCGTTGCCCTTGCCGTTGTCTGTCCAAGCCTGCGTGCCGTAGACCTCGACTTCGTTGAGCAGCTCGACGCGAGCATCGACCCAGGCCCAACCTGTCGCAGAGCCGCTGGACTGCGAGGACGGATACAGAGCGCGGTATTTCAGCACATGGCTGCTGCCGAACGCGCTGATGATCGTGCCCTGGACGCCGGACGTGCTGTCGGCATTCGGGGTGCTCCCGCTTTCCTGGCCTTGAATCGTGACGATACGGATGTCGGAGCCGACATACATCTTGCTGGTGTCGTTTGTATCGATGTTCCATGCGGCGCTCACCATGTTGCTTTCCGGAATGACAGCGACGTGATGGCCGAGCGAGATAGTGTCGCCGCAGCGGTAGTACGGGTCGAAGTCTGCGATCACGTACTTCACGCCGTTGATCGTCCAGTAGTCACCTATGAACATATCTTCAAAGGTGCCTGCCTGAATCTGTGCGCTCTGTGCTGCGGTAAGGCTGCTGCCAAGGCTCTTTCCTCGGAAGATGCTGTTGTGGAACCCTGCGTTGTTCGTCACGCTGTTCGCATAGAATGTGATTCTATCCGGGTTCTCCAACAACGCCGCGAAAGCCTTGCTCAACAGGCCCTTGTTGCTGCTCGTCGCCAGCTTGATAAAGCCGTTGGCGATGGCCTCGGCGTCCGGGGCCAGCTTGCCAGCCTGCGTCGTGGTGACAAGGCCGGGTTCGAGCGCCTGGAGGGCGGCGACAACCTGCTGCAGCGTCGCGTCGGTTGCAATTCTCTTGTCTGCGGAACTCATTCAGTATTTCATCTCCTTCTTAACTGTCGGTGCTGATGCGCTGACAGAGATAACCTTCATTGTCGATGTAGAGGCCGAGCACACCGGCTGACAGTTCGTCGTAGACCGTTTTCACCGCCTTCGGCGTCGCGGCCAGCACCTCGCTGTTACTGTCGATGGCGCTGGAGAGCTTTGTCTTGCCGTAGTAGGTGGTGGACGCTACCCCTCCGCTGGTAATCACGAAGCAAGTGCCGGTGTAGGAGAACACGACGAGCTGTCCGGCAGCCCATTCGTACCTGGCGGCGTTTTTGCCGTTTATGCGCTGGATGTTGACCGCATCGAGCGAATTGATTTTCAGCTTCGGCGTACCGTTATAGGATTGGGCGTTGGTCATGAGCACGCCGAATATGTCACCAGCCTGCAAAGCGGACAGGCCTGTGATTGAGACGGCCTTCGTCTGTGTAGACGCTGCCGTATCGCAGGTGCCGTAGAAAATACGGATATTGCCGTCAGTTTTGTCGGCAATCGCTTCCTCAATGGCTCCGGCAACCAGACCGGCGAGGTTTGCGATCTCGTCCTGCGTCCGTTCGGCTACCCGTTTCAGGTGTTTCAGGTTGACGACATTCGCCTCGTTGTACGAGTAAGCCAAAGCAACCCCTCCTTTCGTCCGAAATAAAGGGGGCTGCCTCGTTTATGAGACAGCCCCGTGATGGTTACTTTCGGTCAGGAGAGATTAGGTCTCCGGGTCGCCCCAGACGTCGTGGATCATGTCATCCACGTTGGTGTCGGAGGCCAGGCCGTAGCCCGCATCCTGCGCGAAGCCGGTGGCGTTGCTGGTGCGGAAGTTGCCGCTGGTGAAAGCGCCGGAAGCCAGCTTCTGCTGCACGTCGCCGACAGCGACGCCAGCATCGGCGATCTTGCCGTTGGAGTCCTGCTTGACCAGGTTGTTCGCGGTGGGAGAAGCGATCTTGGTGACCACGTCGCCCTTCGCGATGCCGGAATCCACGGGCTGCTTGTTGCTGTCGAACGCGGCCAGGTTGTCGGTGGTCGCGGTGGAGGGCTTGACCAGCACGTTCGTGGCGGCGATGCCAGAATCGGTCAGGTTGCCGTTGGAATCCAGACCGGCCAGGTTGCCGTTGGTCGCGGAATCGACCTTGTCAGCCTTGTCGCTGTGGGTGTGGTCGGCGGTCGCGAAGTCGGCGGCCTTGCTGCCGCTGTCGGTCAGGTTGCCGTTGCTGTCCAGGCCGGCGAAGTTGCCGCTGGTGGCGTTGGCTACCTTGTCAGCCTTGCCGGAGATGTCCACGCGCAGGCCCTTGCCGGAGACCAGCTGCAGGGCGTTGCCAGCGGTGGAGTCGATCTTGACGGCGATCTTGTAGCTGCCAACGGTGACGGAATCGTCGTTCGCGGTGTAGGTATCGACCAGCGCCTCCATGTCGAGGAAGGAGTAGGTCGGGTTGGTCGCATCGCCCTTGACGGCCAGAACCATGACAGGCTTGCCGTCCAGATCGGGGTCGGTGGAACCCGGGTAGTCGGTGGAGCTCCACTCGAAGTCGGGCACGAACTCGGTCTTGGTCTGGTCGAGGAACATCTCCTCGGGCAGGTTGAAGGTGAAGGCAGCGGTGCCGGTGGTGTCGGTGCCACGGAACAGCTTCAGGGTGTTATCGGAATACGATGCCGCCTTGATGGCGTTATCAAGGGAGGAATTGATCGCATCCAGTTCGGTCTTAACGCGGGACGCCAGCTTCTTCAACTGGCCCAGATTGGTGAGGTTGGAAGTATTGTAGGTGTAAGACATGGTATGTACCGCCTTTCTTTATGTTGGTTGGTGTTATTAGCTGATCGTGCCGAATACGTCGTTGATCATAGCATCAACTTCGTCGTCGTGCTTTGCGGCTTCCGCTTCCATAGCTGCCGCCGCCGCGCTGCCCGGCACATACAGACCCTTGTTCGGCCCGGTTTTCGTCCGCAGGAGATTGTCCTTCTCTGCGGAGACGCGAGCCCTGATCTTCCGGCCATCCGTCACTTCAACTGTAGCGTCCTGTTCCGTCACGCTGTCCAGCTTGCGGTCATAACGCTTTTTAATCCAGTCGCGGAGTGATTTCAAACCGGCTCTGTCGAATAACCTGCCCATTCGATCACTCCCTCATGCTGTCATTCTTCGGGATAGGCAGGGCTGAAAGTCCCGCCGTTGACAGTCACGTTGGGCGTTTCCTCGTCGGACAGAACCTCCAACGCATGGTCTGCGCCGGTGATGGTGCCGTCGTTCACGGTCAGGCTCATGCCATCCCTGCCGGGATAGTTGGCGTTGTAGTCGTAGATGATGCCGCTGGCTTTCATCTTCGTCTTCTTATCGCCAATATAGCCGGGTACGTTGGGGCCTGTGGTGGCAATGATCTCGCCGCCGTTGATGGTCACGCTGCCGCCGCGCATGCAGATGCCAGCGCCGCCGTTCGCACGGATGGTGCCATCGTTCATGATCAGCGTATCGCTATTGGGAACGTATACGCCAATCGCCTCATATTCGGCGCTGGTGATGTTGCCGGTCAGCACGCCACCGTTGATGGTGATGACGTTGCCGCCACGTCCCCTGCTTCCATTGGTGCCGATAGCGAAGTTGTCAGACACGTCGATGGTGCCGCCATTCACTTCGATCACACCATTGCCTTCGGGCGCGATGATGCCGCCTTCCACGGCCTGAATAGCGCCGCCATTCATGGTCACCTTGCCGCCTCTGCCAGCGGCGAAGGCCACGTCGTTGGTCTCATAGCTACCGCTCTCGACAACGATCTCAGCGCCATCGTTTGCCTGTGCGATTCTGCCGCTCACGGTCAGCAGGCCGGGGCCTTTCAGTGTCAGCGTACCGCTGTTCACAGTGAACAGATTAGCCGTCTTGCTGGCCGCAGCGCCCGTCAGGGTGAATCCGTCCAGTTCGATGGTCAAATCCTTTTCGATCACAACCGGCGTGTCAAGCTCGATGTCCGCACCGAGCGTCACCACGTCGTTTTCAGTCAAGGCGTTCAGGAAATCTTCCGCGCTCTCGGCTACGCCAAGAATGTGGTTGATCTCGTCATCAGAGAGAATGTACTTGTCATTCTCAAAGATGGCTTCGTCCAGATCGTCTTGGGTGATGGCTTCGGCCACGCGCTGCTTGTCGGTGGCAGTGTAGTTTTCTTCGGAAAGGCCCTTACCGGTTTCCTTCCGAACAAACCACTTGTTAATCCAGTCTCGGATTGTCGCCACGCCACGGCCCGTCAGTGCCTTGCTGAGCAGCTTGGTGTACAGGTTTTCCAATTCTTACTCCTCCTTTCCTCAAATATTATTCTGCATCGTCCTCAACGTGGTTGAGAATCGTCAGAATCTCTTCTTCCGACAGTACGTCCTCGAAGCAGAATTCCTGCAGTCCGTGTACCCGAACGGACTGAGGCTCGCCGCCGTCAGGCGTCACGGAGAACGCTCCGTCCTCGCTGCCTTCGTCAAACTCGTAGGACGTGCCGCCCTCTATGTGCAAATCCTCGGACGATAAATCGCCTTCGAGCGTGACGCCGTTGATGGATGGCTTATGAGACATTTCATCATAATCTGTAGCGTCATGGATTCCGAGGTCTTCGAGGGACAGATCGCCTTCCAGCTCGACGCCTGCGATCTTCGGCTTGTTTTCCAGAGCATCGTAGTCGGTTGCATCGCCAAGCCCCAAGTCAGCAGCCGTCTTGTTGCCGATCAACTCGACGCCATTGATTGATGGCTTGTTCTTGAGGGCTTCGTAGTCAGTGCCGACTACGACGCGAACGCCGCCCACCTTGACGCCTGCCAGCACGTTCGTCGCGCGTGCACTCATGAGTAAACCACCTCCGTCATCAGGCAGAAATTACGCCTATTCTCCGTGGATGTGCGCTTGCTCCCGCTCAGGAGCGGCCACACAGTCGTGCGCTGGCCGTCAGAAAGCATGAGCTGGATTTCCGCGCTGTAGAAACCTATCGGAAGTTCGGCGGTGTCGTTGTGGGCGAATGGGATGTAATTGGAGCCGGGCTCGGATTGAATCTCCAACAGGAGTTCGGAGCTTGCAATCGGTCGCTCACGAACGCCAAAGATAAGGTATTCATCCTCTCCCATGACATATGGCTCGCCGTCATACGTCTCCAAAGGCACGACGATTTCTCCGTCATCTCCTCTGGTCAAATGGATTACGTCTTTCTCAACATAAATCAAGTCATCACCCCCTTCTGACGCCGACGTGGGCGCGTTTATTCTTCGTCGCCTGTAATCCGTTGGCACAGATACCCGTTTTCGTCGATGAAGAAGCCGACGCTTTCTTCATCGAGTGCACGTTTCATCTGCTCATGGGTTACTAAAACGCTGGGGTCGATGGTGACATTCAAAGTACCTCTGTTCGCCATCTCAACCAACGCGCCGAAGGTGAATGCAAAATCCGGCAGCTCTGCGGTCGAGGGAACCGCAATGCCCTCGCCGACGCTGCCGGACTGGAATATGGCAATCAGCGTTGTTTCTCCGCCGTCCAGGCTCCCGTAGACGCCGATCTGCATGGCAAGGTAGCCGGAAGAAGCAGCGCGAAGCTCTATGGTGTAGTTAATACCATCAGGAGCCGGTTCATATTCAACGATGCTGATATTGTGGCTGTTACCGGCGACATCGGTAGAGCCAGCGAGTTCATCGACGTCGACGGTGCCGGTGCCTGCGCGAGCTCCGTCAATCGTAAGCGTTCCACCCTGCGCCCACTGAGCCAGAAGCGCGATGCCAACGTTGGTGACAACTCCATTCCACATACAAATCCTCCTAACTGTTGTTTATGGCTGTTGCGTTGTAGCCGCCATTCATCCGAGTGATGGCGATCATAGGATATACCGTGGTCTTCACTTCTCTGCTTCTCGGTGCTTTTGCCGCTGCGGACATTCTGCCGCCAAGTCCCGTGACGGCGGCCATGACATAGGCTTTCGTCTCTCCCTCCTGCTTTGCGAGCCTGACAGTCAGCGGGATGTGCGCCGGAATGACTTTACTGATGATGATCTGCAGATCGTGAAGGAAAGTGTCATCGATCTCACCGTTTTCCATGACTACAATCAGGTGATAATTGCCTTCGGAATCGCATTTCTCGTAGCGAACAGTAGCGCCGAAGCCGGTGTACTGTTTGATGATGCTCTTGATCTGCGAGGCCGAGCATTTACCGAAGCCCGAAAAGTGCGTCATGATGTAGCGCCTGCGGTATTCAATGGAGTGCAGGATTTTCAGGTCTGTGCTGATGAAGTTCTCCCAGAACTCAATGGTTGCCTCATCACAGCTCACAAGGAAATAGTTATCAAGTGCTCGCTTGATGTCTTCCTGCAGGTGGTCGAGCAAAACGCCCCATGTATGCCAAAGCGCGTCCATCTCAAGGACATTCCTATACCATGAGGGAAACCAGCTTGCCAGTTCGTCATGGTAGTTATCAGGCGCGTTGTCGTATACTCTCATACCGTCACCGCCTTAACTCACGGCCACGATGTTGAGATCGTTCAGCAGCGCGACCTCGTCCATTTCAGGCTGGATGTTATCAGTGCCACCATTGACCAGCAGCCCGGAGTAGTCAAGCACCGATTCTGCCTCTATCAGTATCGAGCCGATGGCGTTGTAGCGTATGATCGGCACAGACAGATCGTCGTTGTTTTCCACAACGGCATTCTTGAGGTAAAGCGTGATGGCTTCCGCAAGTTCTTCCTTCGCGTCATCAAGCGTAAAACCGTATGCGAGCAGAACCGTTGCGGAGACGTTGATCGGCAGCGTGTTCGGCTTAACCGCCGTGAAGTGTGCCCCGATCTCCGCGACGCCTTCTCCGAGGCCGTCGCCCTTGCCGTCGCCGTCATTGTCCGGGTCGATGTAATTCTGAACGCGCTCTATGATCGTATCGCTGGCTGGCAGACCGTCGTCTCCGTAGATAATGCCTTTGACCGTGTTCGGCCCATCCCAGAGTGGCACGATCTTTGCGTGCCCTACGCCGTTGACGCTCTCGCACCACGTTTTGTAGTGCTGCTTGTTCCCGTTCTCGGCAGGGCCGGAGATGCGCTCCTGTATGCGCTCGCGGTAGTCGGCGTCGCTCTGCTCGTCGGTGCCCGTTTCGATCTGATGGCCTACAGTGGCCGAGATCAAGCCGTCAACCGTGGACACTGGTGCCGCCTCAGAGCCGATCTGGATGGTGTTACCGGCGATGCCAGGTTCAACAGCCTCGAAGTACGGGTTCCCGTTTTCGTCGTAATACAGGTCAAAGAACTGGTCTTCAATGATGAATCCTTCGCCTTCCTCTGGGGGTTCGCCCTCAATGATGGCCTCGTAGGTCGCGCATGTGGCGGGCTGTCGGTCTACGGCATATTCCGCACCCTTGTCGTCGAGATATGCTCCGGCAGCGCTGTCGATGCGCGTAAGCGATATGACAGTATCGAGATCGACGTAGAATTGAGCGAGCGCCAGGAGCGGGCCGGTCAGCGCGTCCCGGTAGATGCTCCCCTGACGTGTGTCAACGTTGGGAGGCGCGTACTCCAACGCTTCCGCGAGCAGGGCCTCATAGGTTTTGTCCTCAAACACGATCAGTCGCTCCTTCCATGTATATCTGTCCGAGAATGGTGTCGGCGGTAAAGGTGAAACGCGCCTCGTCGCCGTCGAACTCCATTTCGAGATCATCTACCCCGGTGAATCGTCCGTCAACTCGAAGCGTGTCGTTCAGAATAAAGTCCATTTCCGCTTCGATATACTCTCGAGTTGCGTCTGGGTTTCCGATCAGTGAACGAATCTCACTGCCGTACTGGTCGTCATAGGCATAGCAGCCAAAGCGCGGCGTGTACAACGCTTTCATGGCTGCCTGGTTGATGGCGTCTTCCTTGTCCACGTAGCCTATGATTCGCCCGTTGTCAAGGTCGAGCTTGTAGGTGCGCGTTGGAATCTGTGTTTCCTCGATGATTCCAACTATGGGAAAATCAGGGACAACCGCCATACTCTCACCCCACTTTATCCAGTACAAAGTACATAGAACCCTCTTGATAAACCAGAATGTATACCTCGTCGCCCTCACGAAGGGCGTTTTTGATGACGCACTCCTTGACGCCGGTGATTTTGTGTGTGTGTTTCAGATCGGTATTATCGGTAGTGCCTGAAACACCGTGCGCGTGAGACATATCTACACCATCGGTGTTACCGGTAACGCTGTGCGCGTGGGCCTGATTTGCACCGCCGGTAGACCCGGAATAGGTCTGCCCGTCGCTGGTGGTTCCCGAATAGCTGTGGTTGTGTGAACCAAGCTGTGAGTCGGTAGAGCCTGTAACCCCGTGGCTGTGTGAACCGAGTTGGGAATCCGTCGAACCCGTGAACGGATGGTTGTGCTCGCCAAGCGCTTCCACGGTTTCCATGTCAAATTCTATCTCTACCTTGTAATCCGTCAGATGCTTCGGGACGTACACGTTACCTTCGCTCAGAATGAGCTTTGCGTCATTTGCAACCCGGATTTCCAGCGGGTTTGTCCTTGTGACTATGCCAATGACGACGCCGGTCGTGCGCACGTCGACGGCCTTTCGCATCAGCTCGCGCAGGCTGGTCTCAGCGGCCAAGTGATCGCCTCCTTAATCATCGTCTTCGGCGCTCTCGTCAATGTACGGTTCATTCACTGCGTTCAGCTTGAGCGTCATGGTATGCGAGGACTTAGTGAACGTATGTTCGTCCTCATCAACGAAGAAGGTTTGCTTGAAGCCAAGATAGGGGAGGTTCACATAAACGGCGACGCCGCTGTGTATCGTGGCGTCGCCGATCATCTCGACTTCAAGTGTCTCCTCGGATTTTTTCTTGATGGCAAGAAGGTTCTTCGCCTTCGCCTGCATTTGTGCTGACGACTTCTCTTTGTCTCCGCTCTCGGTATACTGCATCACGCCGATCTTGGCTTCAATTTTGGTGTCCTTCGCGCTTGCCAGCACCTTGTTTTCATCGGAGTACAGCTTTACGCGGGTATACACGTTTTCGAGGCTGCGCTCGTGTGTAAAGTCAATGGTGTTTGCCCCTTCTTCGAGGACTATTTTTATCAGATTGTCAGCCCTTGAGATCAGCTTCATGACGCCCTTCTCGCACCAGACATAGAAGCGTGATCCTTTGGCCTTGTAGGTCTTGGCGAGGGCGTTCCAGATCGCGTCTGCGGCTGTGACATTCTGCATGGTCAGATCGCCGATGGTGTAGCCGGTATTGACCTCGGTGTGCTCCATCCCAAACCGTTTGCAGATGGCCGCGAATATCTGGGTAGCGGTCTTTTTCTTGAACACGAATGTGTCCATGTTCTTTGCCAGGTAGATACCGGCGTCATAGGCGACATAGGTAGCCGTGCGAGATGCCGTCTGGGACGAGCTGAAGAAAATGCCCCTGAACAACTCCTGCCCGTTGTACATGAACAAGCACTGTTGGCCTGCCTCTACGTCGATGTCCGGCCTGATCTTGCCGTGCTGGTCGCTGTCAAGCATCGTGACTTCAAGGGTTCGCGGCATGGCTGACTTTGCTCCACTCCATGTGATGGATTGCACGAGCTGGCTCATGTCGTATATATTCTTGCCCTTTGCGACGATGAACGTGATTCCGTCGCTGTCAGGCAACTTCACCTTCTTGTAGGTGTCTGCGAATCTGACGGTCGATACGCTGGAACCGGTTTCGCTGTTGTCGTTGCCGGGATTGTTGTCGTTCCCTGGGAGCGTGCCAAACCTGCCGATTATCCCGGAAATATCTCCCGGCAAACCTGCATCGAAATTAGCCATGAGATCACCGCCTTATAGTTGCAGCACAGTACCGGCGTTGACCAACATGGGGTGAGATATGATCTCGCCGTTCTTCTCGTACAGCATTGTCCAAAGAGCGCCGTTTCCGTAGAAGCGCCTGGCGATCTTATAGAGTGAATCGCCCTTCTGCACTGTATAGGTTCTCGGCCTCACAGTGTTGTTGACTCGCGTTATGCCGGTGGCGATGGTAATGACCATATCGTTCATGTCCATTCTGTATCACCCCCTGAGTACTATTATCTGTGGAAGATGCCCGGCGTGCCGGTTGGATTGATGTTGGCTTTTTTGACGTAGCTGGCCTTCACGTAGCCGGTCTTTTTGAAAAAAATCGCTGTGACCTTGTACCACTTGCCGGTCTTGCTGATCATCTTTAGGTATGTACCGTTCGGCAGCTTTGCGACTACCTTTGAGCTGGTTGACATTTTCTGGTACATCGGAAGCCTGCTGCCGTTGGTTTTGACCATGCCATAGTCGAATCCGGCGGAAGTTTCCTTTCCGCCGGAACCGCTGCCACCGCCGCTGCTGCCGCCATCCCCACCACTGCCAGTCGGCTTGGTGGGAGTCTTGTCCAGCTTCCGAACGGTCACTTCCCGGTACTCCTTGAGCTTGATGGTGTAATAGAAGGTGCCTGGGTCTCCGCCCTCCTCGTAGTATTTGAAGCTTTCGATGGTGCAGTACATCGAAATCTGCGGACTTGTTACCGTGAATTTCGCAGGCTTCTTGCTTGCGATAAACGATTCGATGTAGTCAATATACTTCTGAGGCGCAAGGAGCTTATTCTTTTTTCTGATCGAAGCCTGAACGCCCTGATGCATGGTGGCCGGAAAGTGACTGGAAAACTCGAACTCTTTCAAGGCCGGGTCTTGGATGATGGTCACTTCGCCAAGACCCGATATGTTCACGGTCTCGTTGTCGCTGTCGCGTATGATGGTGATCTTCTCCGGAAGCACAGGAAACATGAACTTCGACTTGCCTGAGTTGTTGGACAGCCAGAACTCGGAAGCGTTGGCGGAGTACTTCACGCCAGAAATCCTTGGCCTCGAAATGACGCCTTTCGTCGTCTTTGCGCTCTTAGTACTCATAGGTGCCAACGCCTCCCGTGTAGATTTCCCTGGACAGGATTTCCATAAGCTTCGGCTTGATCTGATTGGCGATCATCTCTGCCGCGCTCTCTCTGGTCATGCCTGTCACTTCGATTTGGCCGCTGCCGGTCACATCGATCACGATGCGCCTTTCGCCGCTGTTTCCTTCGGATGAATTGTTTCTGTTTTCGCCGCCATTTCCACCGAGAGCGTCATAAGGAGATTGGGATGCGGCCCTTGGTGTCGCGGCGTTGTTGGTCGGAGCCATAGCATCACGCATGCCCGCCGTCATGTTGGCTGCGGCTGCTGCGGCCTTTGCGGTCATGTTCTCAATGCCGTTGATCAGGCCTTGACCAGTCATCTCGCCGACCCAAGTTGTGAACTTAGAGGGCGAGGCAACCTCCATGCCGCTTTGGATGGTTTTCTTGAGCTCAGCCGCCATGCGCTTGGCTTCTGCCATCAGGGTATTGAACATGGATTTCATGCCGTTCAGCAGACCCCGCATGATGTTGACGCCGGTGCTGTACAGGTTGATACTGGCGAACGCCGAGCGGATGGCGTTGCCGGTTGCGCGGGCGGAGGCCACGGCAGCGCCTCTGCCGCTGTTCATACCTTGCGTGAGGGTTTGCAGCATGTGGCGGCCCTGTGCGCTGAGATTGACGGCCTGCGCCGCTGCGCGTATCTGTTCGCCGGTGGTCGTCATGGATTCGACGGCGGCAGGCATGCCCTCGTTCATGCCCTCAGTAAGCGTGCCGGCAATTGTTGCACCCTCCGCGTTCAGTGTGATTCCCGCTGCCGTCGTTTGCAGGGACGTGCCGAATTGGTTGGCTGCATTCGTACCGGCGGTCGTGAACGCGCCGCCGACCTTGGATTCGACCGAGGAGGAGACTGATGCGGCTAATTCAGATGCAGCGCCGGTGGGGTCTGCTCCTTGGAGCCCTGCTGTAAATGTGTTACCAGCATTTGTTCCGGCAGAAGTAAGATCAAGACCAGAGAATGTTGTCTCCAAATTCTTGATGTTGCTTTCTGCGTCAGTAATTGCATTATTCAGCGAATCCAAATCGCCGCTCATACCGCTGGTATCAGGTAATGTGATATCGCCCAAAGCGTCAAGTTTCGCCTTGACATCCTCTGCGGCTTTTTCAGCCTCATCGAGCCCGCTCGTGTCAGGTTCGCCGAAGTCAAGCTCTGTACCCTGCGCTGCATTTGTAAGGGCGGCAAGGTTTTCGTTTACCGCAGCGTCCCATTTGGACATATCCAGCTCTGGCGCAGGTACGGTTGTTCCGGCGGTGCTGTTTTCAAGGCCGTTCATTGCCGCATCAAACTGGGACGTATCTGCGCCGACCGGGACATCTACACCGTCGGCAACATCTGGTGATAACCCGTCTCCTTCTTCTTTCTTGAATTTAACTGGTATCTCTATCGGTGGAATCTCCGGGATTTCCGGAATTATCCCAGTCCATGACCACGCTTTTGAAAGTGTGGCAGTCATTCCGTTTATGACATCAATAGCGCCGTTGATAAATCCAATCAAGCCGGTAACGATGCCTTCCCACACACCGCGTATGAACTCGCCAACAGCCGTGAAAGCACCGCCTATGGCACCGATGATGCCTGAAACAGCATCCCATATACCTTTAAAGAAATTGCCAATAGCTTCTCCTATGCTCTTGACACCGTTCCATACGCCGGTCAGAGCAGACTTGATGCTCGCCCATGCACCCTTGAAATCTCCGGTGATGACCTGCACTACAGCGGTTACGACATCGATTATTGCGCCGAACACGCTGGTGAACGCCTGGATCAGAGGGGCAAGCGCGTTGATGATGCCATTTACGGCACCGATTACTACGGTGGCAATAGCTCCAAATACCACGAGGACAGCCTTGCCTATCGTTAGTAGTGCTGTGCCAATCGCTTCGAGTGCTGACGGAGCACCATTATCACCGCCTTGCGTAATCTTCGTCCACAACTCGCTGAGCTTTGTCTTGATTTCCTCGAAAGATTCCTTTATGGGCTCTATGGATTCCTTCAACTTATCGAACGTGCTTTTGAAGGTGGAGGCAATGGATTCAAAGACAGGCTGTAGCGGTTCGAGGGCAGTTTGTACACTTCCAAACCATTCTCCGAACTTCTCGCCAATGCCAGAGAAGGCGTCGCTGAAGAATCCGAGAGGGTCTCCGTTGTTGAAAGCGTTCTTTATCGCATCCCACTTCTCACCGGCCCAGGAGGCGACGTCACCAAACCATTCTCCCAGCTTGGCACCAAGCCCGGTAAACTGCTCAGAGAACCAGTCGCCAATCGTGCCGTTGTTCCATGCGGTCTTGATTTCATCCCACTTGGTGGAGGCCCACTCGGCTGCCGGGCCAAACCACTCGCCGAGCTTCGCGCCGATGCCGGAGAATTGCGTATTGAACCACTGGCCGACGTTCGAGTTGTTCCAGGCCGTTTTGATCTCGTCCCACTTGGTAGAGGCCCACTCTGACGCCGGGCCGAACCACTCGCCCAGCTTCGCACCGATGCCTGTAAACTGTTCGGCAAACCAGTCTCCAATGGTTCCGTTGTTCCACGCGGTCTTGATTTCCTCCCACTTGTCCTTGGCCCACGAGCCTATTGGGCCAAACCATTCACCGAGTTTGGCTCCAATGCCGGAAAACTGTTCATTGAACCACTGTCCGACCTTGCTGCCATTCCAGGCATCCTTGATCTGTCCCCATTTCTCGGCAGCCCAATTGCCAACCGGGCCGAACCACTCGCCCAGCTTTTGGCCTATACCTTTGAACGTATTGTTGAACCACTGTCCGACCTTACTGCCGTTCCAGGCGTTTTTCAGGTCGTTCCATTTCTGTGTGGCCCAGTTCTTGACATCGCCGAACCATGTCTTCATTTTCTGGCCGAGGCCGTTGACCTGTTGTTTCATCCAGTCGCCGACCTTGCCATTGGCCCACGCTTCCTTGAAGCTATCCCACTTCTCGGAAGCCCACGTCTTGACGTCGCCGAACCATTTGGACATCTTCTTTCCGATGTTTTCAAAGGCCTTTTTGATGGCAGCGCCGACCTTCTTCGCGGCAGCGCTCACCTTGTCCCAATTCTTATAGAGCAGAACACCCAAGGCTACAAGTGCGCCGATGATGGCGGCTACCCATCCAACGGGATTGGTCGCCATGAGTGCAGCCATGGAAGCGCCGAGGGTTTTTACGGCGTTCACTATACCGATTATCGTCTGCGCTACATTGATCGCCTTGATCGCGATGAATGCAGCCGTAAGACCGGCGACTATAGCTTCTATGCCGCCGATGCTGGCAAACTTGCCGATAAACTGAGCGACAGCTTTTGCGACGTCGAGCGCCGCGCTCTTAATCTTTTCAAAGGCGGAAGCAAGCCGTGTCAGAGCGCTCTTGATATTGTTGATCTGCCCTTCATCCAGGCCGAGTGCCTTTCCCAGCGAATCAACAGCTCCCATGAAGTTGCCGCTGAACACCTTTCGGATGACGTCGCGGAAGTAATTCGCAAAGTTCGTGACCTTGCTCATGACCTGCGCCTTGTCAAGCCCAAGCGCATTGTAGAATTTCTCCGGGATGGCGTTGAAAATCTTCGGGATGGCCCGCGTCAGCGCCTTACCGGCAGCGGCTACGATCTTGACAAAGGCCTCTGCCAGCTTCGGGGCGATCTTGATGATCGCGTTGCCAAGCGCCAGGGCGATGTCTACCAGCGCCCTTGATATGATATCCGCATTGTTGCCGATGCTCTCGACAAACGCGATGACAATGTCCGTACCGGCCTCAACCAGCTTCGGGGCGTAGCTCATTACGACGCCAACGGCGTCGCCGAGAACGTTACCCAGCTCGTTGGCGAGGCCGGTGAAGCCGCCTTCCTTGAATGCGTCGTTCAGCCGGTTCATGTATTCCGTGCCGGTCTGAACCAGGTCGCGCAGGGTGCCATTGATGCTCTTATAGAGTGACAGGTATAATGCCTCTGTCGCGGATTTGAACATGTCCACGTCGCCTTTCAGATTGTTGAGCATGGTCATGTACATCTCTGCCGCAGCACCACCGCTGTTTTTGAGAATATTAAAAATCCTTTCGTATTCATCGCCAGCGCCCGCCAACAGTGCTTGAGCTGCGGCGAGGTCGGTTTTATTGAAAATAGTGGACATGATCTGGTCAATCTCTTGCTGACTCATGCCCGCCATCGCATTCTTCAAGTCGTTAAAGATTTCGCCGGTATCGCGCATGTTCCCGTTCGAGTCGTAAACGGAGACGCCCAACTTGTTCAGGGCTTTTGCAGCTTTCTCGGTGGGATTCTGCAACCGGAGCAGGATATTGCGAAGATGTGTGCCAGCCTCCGCACCTTTGATGCCGACGTTGGCGAGTATGCCGAGCTGCGTATTCAGCTCGGTCGTGCCATTGGCAAGGTTGGCTGCAGTTGCGCCAACTGTCAGTATAGCTTCGCCCAACTGGGCGACGCTTGTGTTTGTCGTACTTGCGGTTTTTGCAAGCTCATCTGCAAATTTGTTTAGGTTGGTCTGATTAACCTCCATCTGCAGGGCTGCCATAGCGTCCGTAACCAAGTCAGATGCGGCAGCCAAGTCCATCGCGCCAGCGCCAGCAAGGTAGAGAACGGTAGGCAGAGCTTCCGCAGCCTGGTCGGCGCTGTAACCGGCGAGTGCCAGATAGTTCAATGCGTCCGCTGCCTGCGTTGCAGAGAATGCGGTTTCAGCGCCCATTTTTTCCGCTGCTGCTGTCAGGGTTTCATAAGCCTTTTTACCTTCGGCTGTGGACTGGTTGATACCCATTGTCGCCATGACCTGCGACATCGAGGATTCAAAACTCATGCCAGCGGCGACGGCATTTTTGCCAAGCGCAAGCAGCGCGGTTGCAGCGGCGGTAACTGCGGCAATGATGCCCTTCATGGCGACAGACCCGATCTTGCCGAGCTTCTGCATGATGCCGCTGGTCTTGCTGCCAGCGCTACCAGCCTTCTGCATGGCTTTGCTCAGATTATCTTGAGCCGTGAATATTGCGGTCAAGGTTGCCATGACGCATCGCTCCTTCCTGTGCGTATTTCAATGAAACAAGGCCGCTCCTTGTTGGAAGCGGCCTGTAATAATCACTTTTTGACTTTGAGCTTGGACAGGGAATGAACCATCACGTCGGTCATGTTCTGTGGCGACTTCTCTGCCAGAATCTCGCTGGCGATGTATACAAGCTGGCACGTTTGGCTCATGGCGAGAAATTCCTCCATGCGCAGGCCGCGCCGCTGCCACAGGATGTGCGCCCACATCGATTCAAAGTCCCCGTCTGCACCCATCAGTTTTTTGCTTCATCGATGATCTCGTCGCCGTCCGTTGAGATGCCGGAGACCTCCGAAATCTTGTTGCTGATGTAGCTGTAGTCATCAAGGCGCTGGAACAGCTTATGAACGAGCTCCGTGGCCTCGTTGCAGCCGTAGAAGTTCAGCAGCTCCTTGTCGTGCAGGTCAGGGAATACCAATGCCTCCGCGATCATCTGATCAGTCATGGCGTTGGCGTCATACTGATCGTCGTACTGAACCGCGCCGTTGTTGAAAATGGGCTTGCCCTTCGCATCCCTTGCGACCTTGCGAATGTGACACGCTTTGCGAATGCGGGTCAGGTCGGCTGTGGTAATGGCGCGAATCCTCATGGGGATGGGGTTGCCGTTCTCGTCGGAGAACGTCTTGATACCGGGAATTTCAACGATGTAGTTCTCATTGAGTTCCTTGCGCATAAACGCTTTGATGCTGGCTGCGTTCGTAGACATTTGCCTATCTCCTTTCTATCCATGGAAAAATGGTGGTATGAACCGGCGGCAATGGCCGCCGGTTCACTGTTGTCGATCTCTGATTAGGTCATGCTGCGAGCGCCGAACTCGATCTCGTCCTGCATCAGCTCGCCCTCGGCATCGAGGTTCAGCAGGGTCAGGTCGCCAGTCAGAGTGACGTCCTTCAGGGTGACCTTGATGTTGCCGTTCTTCTCGTAGTAGTCGGAGTTCTTGTCGTTCTGGATGCCCGTGATCGTGAACGACGGGGTGATACCGTCACGGATATACTTCGTGATGGTGTCCTTCAGCCACGCCGTGGTGCGGTACTCGGTGAGGGTGCCGGTGATGTCGTAGCCAATCCAGCGACGGTTGACGCCGCGTTCTTTCAGAGTGCGGCTCTCGGCGATCTCCGGTGTGAACACCGCTTCGAGCTTGACGGCCTCCATCACCTTGTTGCCGTCCAGGTACACAGCGCCCTCACGCAGGGATATCCGGCTTTTGCTTGCCATGATTGTTTACCTCCTTTGTCGTAAAGAGAAGCCTCCGGCGCGGTGCCGGAGGCGTGAAACACGAGCGTAAGATGTGGTCGCTCGTTACAGGGTGGTCACGGAGAAGTAGAGCTTCTCGGCGCTGTCCGTCGGCTTGATCGCGCAGTTGAAGTAGGTCTGATCGCCTTCGCTGCGGCTGCGATCAACGAGGAAGTCGTTCTCCGGGTCATAGTCGTGAATCGCGCCCTCCTCTTCCAGATCGGCGTGAATGCCGCGACCGATGCCCTCCATGACATCCCAGCCATCGGCGTCATTGTCGTATTTGTTGGGCGGGAAGTTGGCACGGAGCAGACGCTTGTAGGCGTCGATGGTGCGCTGGACGCGCATCTTCTTGTAGCTCTCGTCCTTGCCGTCAGTGAGGGTGACGAGGCTGTTGATGTCGTATTCGATCACGACATTGTAGCTGTCGTCGAAGGAGAAGAACACCTCACCGTTCTTGATGGCGTCCACAGCCTGATCGTGGGTCTTCGGGCCGATGATGCTCACAGCATCGGGATAGCGCCGATAGGTGTTGCTCTCGGTGTAGCCCGCGCCAGCGGTAGCACCCGCGATGAAGGCCACTGCTTTCTCAGCGGTGATCTCGGTGCCGTCGGACAGCTTGACGCCGTTGGTCACATTCTGGATGCGGTCGTAATCCGCAGCCACGCCGCTGAACACCGCGAAGATGTCTTTCCCGGCCTCCTCGCACATGTACTTGACCTTGCTGCGAATGGCGGTCACCAGCCCGGCGTATGTCGTCGCGCTGTAGGGGAAGGCAAAGACGTTGAAGTCCAGCGTCTCGGAAGCATCGAGCATCTCCGTGAAGTCGGCGTTGTTCACAGCGCCGTTAGTGCCGCCGGTCAGAGATGTAGCGGCAACGGGGGTCAGCGCGGTCTCGGCAGTGCTGCCGGTAGCGGGCGTGAAGTCGATGTAATCGCTCATGCCAGCCAGGTCGCCGATGACCTTCATGCCGGTGTGGGATTCAACCAGCGTGTCAACCAGATAGACGTTGACATTGAAGAAGCCCTCGCCGAGTGTGGCATTGGCAACCACCGAGACCTTCAACTTGTTGCCGAGGGTGCCGCCGTATTTGGCGGTGCAGACCAGCTTGCTGTCCAGCGTCGCAGCGGCCTTCTCGCCCGCCGTGGGAATGAACGCATAGATCGTGCCACAGGCTTTCATGCACTCGCGAATCAGCAGCATGCAGGGGTCGTCGTCGAAGACGGACATGCCGAACTTCGAGAAGTTGCCGTCAGGCGCGGAAGCGTCGATCTTGATGAACTCCTTCGCAGGGCCGTAGGTCGCGCCAATCAGAGGCAGGACTACCGCACCTTCCAGATTGACGGAGACGGAGCTGTTCTTGCCGCTCTTGACATTGATGTAGGTGCCGGGACGCACCTTTTTGCCGGAGATCGTAAAAGTTCCACCAGCCATGTTAATGTACCTCCTTCAGCCATTTGTTGATGTGTTCACGCATGGCATTTACCGTGAATGTCTTGTCAGGGGCGATGCCATCCGTAGCGCCGTCATAGGTGCTCTGCGATACGCCAAACAGCGCACGCGCATCCGGGCGCAGTTGTGCAACCGTAAAAGAAGCCTCGCGCCGGGCCACGTTCACAGGCTCGGTCTGCTCTGCCTTTTCATTGGCTGCATCTGCCGCTTCTGCGGTCAGCACTTTCTTCATGCCACAATCCTCCTTTCGGTTTTTGCTTCGATGCCCGATCATTCATTTATGATGATGGCGTCGTGGATGCCGTTGAGCGTGAATGCCAGGCTTGTCGCCTTTATTGCACGCTCCACGGATTCACCGTCAAAATCAGCATCGTCGTCATAATAGCGCGGGCTTTCCCAGCGCAGTTGGAGTTGCCACGCGCCACGTTCAACCGGTTTGATCAGCGGGTCGAGCACTCGAAAGCAATGTCCGGCGTCGCTCCCGTCCTCATTCTTGAGCGGGATGCAGTTGCGTGCCCGTTTGATCGCGGTGAGCGCGGTCAGAGCAAGGTTCTGCGCTTCGCCGTCGGTCTTGTGAAACAGCTTCACGAACCATGTGTAGGCCATTTCATAGGAACTCAGTGTGTCGCCATGTGTCTCAACCTCAGGTGTGGGGAAGAACACAGCAGGGACATGGAAGTTTTCGGGAACCTCCCAGTAGTACGGAGTGACATCTTCCAGCGCGGAAATGATGAAATGCGCGTAGCTGGCGGTCTCCTGTTCAAGTCCGTGCATGATATCGCCTCCTGTTGTAGTTAGAAACCGCTGAAATACGTGTCAAGCCACTGCTGCAGCTTGGCTTCGAGGAACTGTGGAATCATCTGTTCGATGATGCGCAAGCCAGCCTCCCAGAAGTGGTAGCCTTCGACCCACTGTTGCCGAAGAATCATGCCGCCTTTGGAACCGGCGGAATAGACAAATCTGTCGCCAGACCACGAGCCGGGCACGAAGCGCACGGCGACGCCGGACGGATTGGCCCAGTGGCCGTCGTTGACCCATTGAGCATAGTCAAGGGTGGAACCGACAGTCAGTGTCAAGCCGCCGTTGGAAACCTCCCAGACGTTGTTTCCGCCGCCCTTGCTGAAACTCGCCAGCATCAGGCGGGTGTCCACTGCGCCTGCGGATATGATCTCGTCCTGAACCACGCGCAGGAATTCCATGCCGAGCCCTTCAAAAAAGAGTGCGATCTCCTTTTCAAAAGCCCCGCTTCCGGCTTCCTTCATTCGTGCGAAGAAGGCCTCGTATTCGGACATGTCAATGGTAATCTCTGCCATTACAGCCCCACTTCCGTTCCTTCGCGTTTCACCCACACGTAGATGTGGTGGTTTCGGATATTCCTCGGTATTTCAGCTATATATTCGAGATTGGTTCTGTGGTCAAGAACCTTGTCGTTGACGCGGATGTCTGTGCCAATCGGCAGCGTCAGCTTGATTCGCTCCTGGTAAGCGTGCTCCGGCAGGTTTTGAACCAGCGTGTTCAGTGTGCCGCCGGAACTACCTTGTGCGAAGTGACATGGAACATTCGCTTCGTCCGGCTCGGTGGGATAGTCGAAAGACGGGCTGTCGGGCAGGCCGTAGCCCGGCGATTCCTCGCTGCTGACAACGTGGTACAGGCTGCATTTGTGGTCGAAGAAATTCTCCAATGCCATGCTGCAACCTCCTTAGAGCTTCCGAAGCCGCATGAAAACGGTGCCATTCGCCTGCGAGATCACATAGGGGTCAAGGAGCGAACCCAGGCCCATTTCCGAGAGCGAGACTTCCGAATCGTTGGCCGTGTAGCTGTAGTCGTCAAAGGTCTCGCTGGTAAACTGGCGCGTCACCAGATAGGCGGAGTGCGCAAAGCGCTCGGCCAGCAGAATCACCGCCGTCCGCACGCTCTTTGGGATTTCCTCGTAATCCTCGCCGGAGAAGTCATTGTGGGTGTAGGCGATGACCATCTGCTCCGCACGCACGATATCGACGTCCAGCTTGTCGTCGTCGCGCTCCTGCACATCCTGATAGGAGGAGTAGTCCCTTACGTCGTCCGGGACAA